GGAATGGTATCTGAGGCAGCTTTCAAGTCGACAGTCGCAAGACCGTCAACAAGAGCCGACCCAGCTAGACCTTGATTGATCGACTGATCATCAAGGTTTATACCAACGCGATGCAGGCACTGCCGAAAATATCCACCGACGCCAAGCTGCAGGAAGATGTTCCCTGATGGCTCTGCGGCAATGAAACGGTCAGTCTTTGCGTTCTTACTCACAGTCACACCCCTACTTCCGTCCACGATCTCAAACTCGTGGGCTAAAAGCGAAGTCGGACCACAAGCGTCGATACCGCGGCTGCGCAACCAAGCGTAGTCCGTAGCAATCGCAGCACGTAAGTGCTGTAAAGCCTGCCTCGTGACACTGATTTGCCCCTCACGGAGCTTGTAGTCTAGTCTAGCATCCTCGCCTTTTAGGGAGAACGTAGACCCTTTACCCCACCGACATTTGTTCAGAAGCTTTGCATACTTCGGGTGCGAGCCGATACACGCCTCTATTTTTTGCTGAGCCACGCACAAAACGTGGGCCCAGTCGCAACTTCCGTTGCGATAGAGGAATGTGTCGATTCGCCCGTTAGCAGCTAGGCACTGGGTCTCGGCAGCTGTGAAGCTGTCGAGGGCAACCTGCTTTCGATCAATCCCTGTGTCCAGAAACTCTGATTTACTCAGATATTCCTGAATCAGGTAATCATCCCGAAAGCGGTGTACATCGCCAATGTCGTAGTTTGATGCCGAAATTGAGTGATTCAACAACTCAATGAACTTGCCCTCACGGTACAAGTTCAGGCACGCGAAACTATAATCCGATCCGACCCCTTTGCACAGGCGCTCAAAAACGCCATCGATAGTCTTAAAAGACATAGCAAGGGCCCCCGATCAGTAAGGCAGAGACAGCGTGTAGATGTTATCCCCAAGCTGCGTGGCAGTGCCAATCGTCAGCAAGTGGGCAACCTTCTTCACAACATCCTTGCGCTCCTGATCGGAGAAGACACCCGGGAAGATGAACTCACCAGTAAACCGAGCGTTGGCGAGAAGCCGCGGCGCAGTGGGCATGATGAGATCCAGCTTGGGTTCGGAGAACGTTACTTTAACACGATAGACACCATCAGGGGTCGTGGGCTCTTTAACGGACATCGAGATCGTCGAAAAACCGATCGGGACGCCCGAATTGTGCTCACGATCCACCCAACGGGCAGTGTTTTCAGCAACGCGAGAAGCGGGGGTGAAAGCATGAGTGACGGGCGTAGACGCTGCGTCAATCAGGCTCAGGTTGGACATGTTGGTGATCATGAAACTCTCCTAGAAAGGATTTGTGAAAGCAAGGCCGCAACATTCAGAAGCGGACCTGATGCCCTCGGGATTTTAACCACGGGAAGAGGCGGTGTTGGAAAGCTGTTAAACAGTCGTCTGACCTTCCGTTGCTCGACATTCACTGAGTGGATCGTCCTTTGCCGGAGAACCGGGGGGCCCGACCACTGAAGTGGTGTGGAGTTATTGGAGAAGTCTTCCTTCCATTCATCAGCTGTTCTAACGGTCTCGGTTTCGTACCCATCGATAAACTCAATTCCGTTGTTAAGGATTGAGGCCTCGAGTAATTCTAGGTACTGACCTACGTTCAGGAAATAATCGTACACGAAAGAAAGTGTCGTAAGTTCCCAGAATAGAGTTGGCCGAACAGTCAACCCTAGCCGCCAGTTTTCGAAAAGGTGAAGATTCGCCAGACGCCATCTAATTCCAACTTGAATCCGTTCGGACATTTCGCGAGTGCGAAAGCCATCAGGGGAGAAGGAGGTTTGAAATGCGCTGGCACGACCATTAACCGGACGAATCCTGATTTGATCATTGTCTTCGTTTGCCATGTGATTGCGGATGTTCTCACAATCATTGAGCAGCGGTGATAAACCGACTGACCAACCCAGATATAAACCGCCGACCGTTTGCAACGGATCGATGGCGACGTCACGGCTCAGTTTCTTGAGACGCTTTCGTGCTTTTCTGGCTGTTACGGC